CTGTTGAAATTGTAAGCAAAAGTATTTCTACTTATGGATTTAAGGTACCTGTTATTTTAGATAAAAACAACGTAATTATAGCAGGACACACAAGAATTAAAGCAGCAGAGAAATTGGGTATTAAAGAGATTCCTTGCATCCGAGCAGATGAATTGACAGACGCACAAGTAAAAGCATTTAGGATCATGGACAATAAATCAAATGAATTTGCAGAGTGGGACCTAGAACTCTTAAAAGGAGAATTAAATGATTTGGAGGGAACAGCTTTCTTTGAATTAACAGGGTTTACTAATGAAGAGATATCAAGTATATGGGACTCTCAAACAGAAGTAAAAGAAGATATTATTGAAGTAGACGCCTATGAAAGAGCCAAAGCAAAGACTAAGATTCAACTAGGAGAGATATATTTATTAGGAAATCATCGACTAATGTGTGGGGATAGCACAGAAAAATCGAATGTAGATATGCTTATGGCTCAAAATAAGGCTGATTTAGTGTTTACTGACCCTCCCTATGGGATGTTTTTAGATACAGACTTTAGTTCTATGAAGGGAATTGGAAGGGGAAACAAATATGAAAAGGTTAAAGGAGATCATGAAGACTTTAAACCAGAGATAATTACTTCAGTACTTGAATATTTTTCCTATTGTAAAGAGATATTTTTATGGGGAGCAGATTATTATTTAGAATTAATACATAATAGAAACAGTGGATCTTTAATTGTTTGGGATAAAATGTGTGGGGAAGAAGGTCCAAATGATGCTTATGATAAAATGTTTGGATCTAATTTTGAGATTTGTTGGAGTAAAACAAAACATAAAAGAGCTCTTGCAAGAGTATTATGGAAAGGAATATTTGGACTTAGTAAGGAAGATACAAAATCAAGAGTGCATCCAACCCAAAAGCCAGTTAAATTGGTAGATTGGTTTTTAACAAAGTTTTCAAGTAGAAATAATATAGTAGCAGATCTTTATGGTGGTTCAGGAAGTACCTTAATTGCATGCGAACAACTAAATAGAAAATGCTTTATGATGGAGTTAGATCCTATTTATTGTCAAGTAATCATAGATAGATTTATAAAGTTAAAAGGTCATGAAGAAGTATATAAGGTAAACCAAGATGGAACAAAAACTAAATTTAAAGAATTACAAATCAAGCGAAAATGAAAGGCTCAGAAAATCAAAAGAATTTAAATTATGGAGAGAAGCAGTTTTTTTAAGAGATAATTTCACATGCCAAAGATGTGGTAATAAAGAAGATTTACATCCACACCATTTGAAGTCATTTGCAAAATATCCTGATTTAAGATTTGAGATAAATAATGGTCAAACATTATGTTCAAAATGCCACGGAAAAATTCATGGTCTAAAATATAATAAATTAGGAAGATATTTGACTTGTGAGATATGCCATAAAAAATTCAGGCCTAAAGGAGGACATTTAAAACAAAGAACTTGTTCAAAAGATTGTGGTTATAAGTTAAGAACAAAGAATGGTAGTAAAAAGAAAGGAAAAAAATACCCTCATCTTCAGAGATCGGAAATAAAAATTTGTCCAATATGCAAGAATAAATTTAGGGCTAAAAATGATACTTACAAAAGAAAACAGAAGTATTGTTCCAGAAATTGTTGGAATAATAGAAAAATTGACTAAAAAAGGTGCAATAAAGGCCTAATTAAAACAAAATAAAATACAAATTACACATAAAATTGAACAAACTGAACAAAAATGGCAAAACTAAATCAAAAAACATTCAAGGAAGCATTAATAGATTCTGGTGGAAACCAATCAATAATAGCAAGAAAGCTTGATAAAGTAAGATCTACCATAACTATGTATTTGAATAAACATCCAAAGATGAGAAAATTATTAGAAGCAGAGGCAGAGAGAGTAATCGATGTTGCAGAGAATATTGTAGATAAAGAAATAGTAACAAATAAAGATTTAGATACTGCCAAATGGAAATTAACAAATTCTAAAAGAGGAAAGGCCAGAGGATATGGTCCTAAACAAGAATTGGAACATTTTGGAGAAGGGAATATAATCTTTCAAGAAGTTATAAAATCAAATAAAGAGATTAAGGAGTTGAAGAATGCTAAGGCAAATAGTTCTGAGCGAAAAGCAACATGAAATCCTTAAAGTTCTAGATGATGAGAAACATACAGAAGTCTTTATGGGTGGTGCTGCAGGGGGATCTAAATCTTTTACAGGATGTTACTGGCAAATAAAAAGAAGGTTAAGATATGCTGGGTCTAGAGGATTTATTGCAAGGGCCAGATTAAAGAGTTTAAAAGAGTCTACGTTACTTACATTTTTTGAAGTTTGCAAGATGTTGGGCCTAAAGCAAAATGTAGATTTTAATTATAATGCAATTACTGGTTTAATCAAATTTAATAATGGAAGTGAAGAATATCTTAGAGATTTGTTTTTTTATCCAAGTGATCCAGAGTTTGTAAGTTTAGGAAGCACAGAATACACAGACGGTTTTATTGACGAAATGGCAGAGATAGGCGAACAAGCATATCAAATTATTAGATCAAGAATGAGATTCAAATTAGATGAGTTTGGATTAATCCCTAAGATAGCCATGGGGTCTAATCCTTGTAAGACATTTATTTATAAAGATTTTTATAAGAGGTGGGTAGACAATGAACTAGAATCTTGGAAAGCATACATAAGAGCAGATGTTTATGATAATCCTTTTATGACAGAAAAATATATTGAGAATCTTAAAAAGTTAGATCCAATCAATAAAGCAAGACTTTTAGAAGGAAATTGGGAATATGATGATGATCCTACAAAGTTATTTGAATATGCTGCAATCTTAGATTTATTTACAAATGAGGCAGAAAGGGGAAATAAATATTGCATAGTGGACGTCGCTGGAAGAGGAAGAGACAGAACCATGTTAATGAATTGGGATGGACTTTTTATAACAAAAGTAATAAACATGGACAATATATCATCAAAAGAATTAGATGAACATCTTGTAAAATATAAGATTCCTAGAAGCAAATGCGCAATTGATGAGGATGGAGTTGGTTTTGGATTAGTAAAAGATATGCCAGGAGTAAAAGGTTTTGTAAATAATGCAAGGCCAATAATGAAAAAGAAAGAAATAGAAGAAGACAAAGTTCTGCATAATTATGCAAACCTTAAAGCGCAATGTTGGTTTGAATTAGCAAATTATGTAAATTCAGGTTTAATTGGAATTTATAGAGAAATAGACGTGCGAGATAAAAAATTAATTATTGAGGACTTAGAGCAAATAAAACAAAAAGACCCTGGCAAGGATCAACCACTTAGGATTTTAACTAAGGATGAAATTAAAGAACATATAGGTAGATCTACTGATATAGGTGATGCAATGATGATGAGGATGTATTTTCAAATAAATCCAAACGAATCAGCATGGGCGTTTGCTTAACAAATTAGACAAAAACATTTATAAAATTAGAACAACTTAAATAAGCATCATCACATTATGTTAGAGTCACTCTGCCTCGAAAGAGGCAGTCATGTTCATGGCAAGAAATTTTAAGAACTTTTTTGGACTCTTAGGAGCGAAAGAAAATCCAAAACCTTCTGTAGTAACTGCGTTTGAAGAAACACGTGAAGGTCAGCCTAAGGCTTATATCCCGAATTTCTTTTACAAGCCGCCATTTGGATATCCTAGATACAAAGATCTACTTTATTATAGAAAACTTGCTGCATCGATTTATGTTGATATGTGTGAGACTGCAATCATCGACGAGGTTTGCGCAGTGCCTTGGGATATAGTAGCAGAGGATAAATCTGGAAATGAAGTTCTAGGTAAGGAAAAAGAAGTAGAGATAGTACAAAGTTTTTTTGAGAATCCAAATACAAATCCAGAGAGTTGGGAGATGATAGTGAGAATGATGTTGCCTGATTTGTTGGAGATTAATTCTGGAATAATGGTTAAAACTTTTAATGCTTTTGGAGAGATGGTAGAGATAGTTGCAAGAGATGGAATCGCTTTTAC